TTCTGTAACACACCCTTCGGCGGCGTCTCTCCCTGAGTCAGACTGCTACCTGGAATGTTCGGGGGGCTTCGGCCCCCCTTTTTTTAGCTTTCGACGCCAGCGTTCAATGCAGCGCTTACCTGCATCTGGTCAAGCGTTAGCGGGCGCGTGGCAGGCTTCGCCTCAGCGACGGGCTCTGGTGCTGGTGCGTCGTCTACAGGCTGTTCAACAGTCTTTTCAGGGGCTGGTTTTTTGGTGGCCATAGGGAAGTAGATAGACCTGCCCCTATTGTGCCCGCCTAAACTGCGTTTACCCGGCGAGAGGCTTGTGGTGGGCGTGGTCAGGTTGTATCTGGAGCCCAGCGAGAAGCTGCCGCCATCAATGCGGCCGCATAGCTTCGTGCCGATCATTGATTGCAACCCGGATCAGGCTCGTGATCTCAAGCGCCGTCTAATTCGCCAGGGATACAGCGTGATTGCAGTGCCCCTCTAAACGGAAACCTAGGCCAATAGGCAAAGAGCGCGGTGCCGGTTCCATCTCCACGTACACCGATCTGCGTTGCACGCGGCAACAAGGCAGACCTGCTGGCCAACCTGGCTTCGATTCAGGAAGGCGAGATCGCTTACGCCTTTGATGAAGACGCGCTGTACGTCAAGGAAGGTGGCACGTTAGTTCGGACTACCGCAGCGCTTGGCATTGCAACCAATACCACCCTGGGTGGTATCAAGATTGGCGCCAACTTGACCGTGGCTAGCGATGGAACAGTTAGCGCTGCACCGCCTACAACGTCACTGCCCCCAGGCGCTCAAAACTTAGACCTGCTGCAATGGGACGCGACCGCTATGACTTGGGCGGCAAACCGCGTTACAGACGGCGGTAATTTTTGACGGAAACCTAGGCCAAGTACAGCGCCCCGTCGCAGATGGCCACCAACATTCGAATCAAGCGTCGTGCAGCTGGTGGGGCTGCAGGCGCGCCGGCTACTCTGCTCAACGGTGAACTTGCGTTTAACGAGCAGGACGACACGCTTTACTACGGCAAGGGGAGCGGTGCTGGCGGTACTGCGACGTCAGTCGTTGCTATTGCCGGCTCTGGGAAATTTGCCAATTTAGGCACTGCTAACACCTGGACAGGTGCGCAGACCTTTAACGGCAACACGGTCTTTGGCGGCAACATTGATTTTGGCGCCGGCACGCTTACCAACCTGCCGTTGAGCAAGCTGACCGATACGACCATTACAACGCCCACAAACGGTCAGCTACTGGCGTGGGACAACACCGCGTCAAAGTGGGTCAATAAAACGCCAAACACGGCGAAGGTCTATTCGCTTGCTGATACTGATGTCACAGCTGCGACTGGTGCCACTACAGCGCTTAAGATCACGGCCGCGCTTATTAACAAGGGCGCAGCAGCTGGCGGTATTGCAGCGGCTGGCGCGCTGAATGCTGGTGATATCTGTGTTGATCTATGACGGCACGACTTGGGTGGTGCTGCCTTCTGGTGGTGGTGGCGGCACGGTTTCCAGCGTTGCGGTAACGGTGCCCTCGTGGCTGACCGTAACTGGCAGCCCTGTGACCACTAGCGGCACGATTGCCATCACGTCAGCAGCGGAAGCAGCCAACAAGATTCTGGCTGGCCCTGCAACTGGTGCCAATGCGGTGCCGTCGTTCCGCGCACTGGTTAAGGCCGATATCCCTGATCTGTCTTCTGACTATGTGCTGGCTGCGCGGACTTTGACCGTGGAGGATGGCCTGACGATTGGTACGGTGACAGCGCCGACAACCAAGTCTTCGGCTATGGGCGCTGCGTCTGGCACTAACTTGTTCATTGGTATTGGCACAATCGACTGCGGCACTTTCTAAAGGAGTGAGACGATGGCAAAAGCGCCTGGTGTTGGCCCGAGGATGACTCTTGAACAAGAGTTAGCGTTGGAAGCTACCAGGCGGCTTGCCATGGCACTGCCGCGCGAGCAGTTAGCGATTGTGATTGGCCAGCTTCATTATGACAATATGCTGCTAAGGCAGGCAATCACGGAGATAATTTGCGGTGAAGATTAACGCCAAGCTTAATATCACCAAATGGAACGGGCCACAGCTTGTGCAGCGGGCTCGTTTTGTTTTTGGCAAGTATTGCACTGAAGTGTTCCCAAAGTTTAAGGAATCAATAGATGCGACCGTTTATGAGTGGCCAAACGTGACAATCCGCCAAAACAAGCAGGTCGTTACCAGCCCTCGGAACATCGTTGATACAGGAGCATTTAAGCAGTCGCAAGAGCGAGCCATGCTGAACGCGACAACATGCCTGTTTACATGGAACACGCCGTATAGCTCGTTGATCTTGACTGGGTACGTCACAAAAACTGGTCAGCGACTGCCAGGGCGTGACTGGATCAGCCCCGTGCTGCAGACTGAGTTTCCTATGGCTCGGTATTTTGAGCAGGAGTGGAAACGCCTTGGATATTGAGCAATTTTTGGCGCAGGCAATCAAGCAGCGCAAGCTAGAACAAAAGCTGACTAGGTACGCGCTGAAGCGATTGCGCGAAGCCCTGGGCTGGGTGCGCGGTCAGATTGATGTCTACGGTCTGACCGAAATTGGCCCAAATCGTGCTGACCGCATCCGGGAGCTGAGGTCAGCCGTTGAAGTTTATATGCAGCAAAATTACGCGGCGCCACTGATGCAGACAATGCAAGCCAGTGAGCTAATGCAAGAGTTTGTTGGGCAACAACTGAGCTTGGCGCGGCAGGTAGTGGCTAGCACCGGGACGACCACAACAGGCGGGCTAGCAGCTGCTGCGGTTACTCGTCAGGCAATGGGACAAGTGATTGTGAACGGTGTGCCATGGGGCGAGTTGTTAGTAGACAGGCTGCCGCAGTCTGTGGCAGACAAGCTCAGTCGAGTGCTTGGGTTGTTCCCTGATGACGTTGGCAAAGTGTTTGCGGACGCGGTGATAAAGCCAACAGAACGCCACGTACAAGCAATTATCACTAGCGGCGTGCAGGATACGGGCAGCATTGCTCAGCAGCTGCTTTGGCAGATTGAGACGAGCCCCAAGTGGCAAGAGGACAATCAGCAGGTGTGGTCAGCCATGCTTGATAGCCGAGTTTGCGCTACCTGCATGGGGCGTGATGGCAAACGGTATCCAATGGACTACGTGAAGCAGAGCCCTCACCCGAATTGCCGTTGCGTGCTGTTGCCTGAGAGTTTTTTTAGCCAGACGCGACCCGCTGAGGGGGATAGCAAAACCGCTGAGATCGCACCAACAAAGAAAGCAACCGAAGCCTGGCTGCGTAGTAACCCGTCAACAGCAACGGCGATCTTGGGCAAAAAACTGGGGCAAGATTTTGTAGACGGCAAACTGACTTTGGAAGCTGCGATCAATTTGCGCGGGGGAACCTAGGCCAAAAGGCGATGTCGCTTGCAAAGCTAGGTGGTTCAACTGTCGATAACAGCTATCTGTCAGTGCTAGAAGCTGACGCAATCGCTGGCACCATGCTGGGCACGCTGAAGTGGTCCGATCCTTTGATCCCACTGGCGCAGCAAGAAAACGCCTTGATTCAGGCAACGCGGCAGCTGGAAACCCTTGGCTGGATTGGCACACGGGCGGTAGCGGGGCAGCCGTTGTCATGGCCAAGGAAAGATGCCCAATGCAGTGAGAAGTCATACGACGCCACTACGGTGCCCCGTGAGGTGGAACTGGCCACTTTTGATTTAGCAGAGGCGCTGCTTGGCAATCCTGCGCTAATCACAGGGCTTGGCGGCACTGCTGCTAGCGGCACCGGCGAGCTAGTACCAGGCGTGCCAAACAAGGATTTGAAGCGTCTAAAGCTGGACGTGATGGAACTGGAATGGCGCGATGGTGCTTCTAGCGGAAGCGCAATTAAGTCGCCCTTGTCGGTCCTTCCTCACTTGGTATCAATGCTTGGATGCTTGACCACCAGCACGGTGCCAGGCGGTCGTTCGTGGATGGTGCCGGTTGTTCGCGGCTAAGTAGGCTGTCCATATGGAGACGTATGAACAGCCATCGCTAGACCTCCTGGCTGTTCAGGAAAAGCCCAAGCGGCGATCGTCTAACCATCTGGCCAAACCGTTAAGCGCAGAAGAGCGTCGGCGCTTTGGTGAGATGTACGTTGAGCATCAAGGGCTGCTGCGCCTGTTGGGTTGCAAGATGTGCGTCAAGTATCCGTCCGTAGACAAGCTCGACGTTTATAGCTGCATCGATGTTGCGTTCCTGAAAACCTGTAGAGCATTTGACCCGACGCTTGGGTTCAAGTTTTCAACCCTGCTGACGAAGTTCTGCGAGGGAACGATCATGCACTTCATTCGTGACCATAACTGGCACGTCAAAGCGCCCGCCAAGGTTCGGCAGCTTGGGCAGGCTGCCAGGAAGCTGGCGACGCAGGGATATGGCATCGCGGAAGTGATGAACCTGCTAGGTGCTAGCCGAGACGAGCTGCGCTTGGCATTGGCTGCTACTGCTGGCATGTACCACGAGCAAAACGAATGGGAAGGGCACCTTTGCTCACGACCGACCCCGATGGAAGTGCTTGAGGCTGCGGAGGATGCGGGATAGGGAAACCTAGGCAAACACAACCGTTTAGGCCATGGGTTTCTTTAACGCCTTCGGGTACAAGTTCTCTGCCAAGAAAGGAACAAGCTCCTCAACGGCTCCCTCGTCAGCGACCGGCCTGACCGAAATCAAAAACCTGTCAAACGCTGCCATCAGCTCCAGCAGCGACTCTCAGGAAGTGATCACGTACGATACTTCCACCAACGGCTGGAAACAGCAGATCGTCACTGCCAACAGCTATACCATTAGCTGTGAGCTAAACATCGATACAGCTGACGCAGGGTACAAGCTGCTGAAGGAAGCTTCTCGTGATTGCGCCACTGGTGTGATGATCGAGTGGTTCCGCGAAACACCTGCACCTGCTGTTTCCGGTACGTCAACTTCTACCGCTGAGACGCACGCTGGCGTTGCTTCGGTAGCAAACTTTTCAGAGGATATTCAGGCTGGCAATGTGGCCAAATGCTCGTTTGACCTTGTTGGTTATGGGCCGTATGTCCTGACTGAGGCGACTGTTACCCCGTAAGTAGCGCGTTGAGTAAGATGCCCGTGCCGATGTGGTGACTCCATCGGTCGGGCAGTTGTGGGGGCTGATGCCCCCCTGGCCTGTTTATTGCTGCCAGTAGCGCGACAGGCGGATCTTGTCGCCTAGGACCTGCTGGAGAGTTGAACCAAGCAGGCCGGTGGTGCCGTAACTAAAACGCAAATCGTCAACGACGCACGCTTCTGGCGTGTCAGCCGAGAAGGTTAGCGTTGCTGTTGTGCCTTGACGGATGCGCGAATCAAGGGCTTGCGGGGCAATGCAATAGCCTTCATAGGTGCAGCTGATGACATCAACGCCAGGTTG